CTCTGTTTACGGCGACCACCCTTCCGGTTTGGTCTCAGGAGTGCGATCCGAACTACGATCCATGTGTGCCAGTTGCATCTGATGTGGATTGCGCCGGCGGAAGTGGCAATGGTCCAGCATACGTGAGAGGCCCGGTCACAGTCATAGGAACTGACATCTATGGCCTAGATCGAGATGGCGACGGTATTGGGTGTGATTGATTGTGAAACATGATGCATATGGGGTGCGGTAGCAATGTTAAACCTAGATCCTGCAATCTCCAAAATTGAAGAGCTTTTGAAAGAAGGCACTGAGGCGACTATTACCTACGCTGCACTAGAGTGCCGTTTGGCAATTGAGCGCATTTGCTATGAGAGGCTTCGTTTGGCGCATGACTACATATCTCATGATGACTTAAAAAAGTGGCAGCCACGCGATATTGTCAAAATTCTTATTCAGGAAGTGGACTCTTCAGCGGCTGAGACGTTCACCGTTTCAATTTCCACTTCCGTTACTCCTGAAGGCACAACAGATCTGACGCTCGCGGACTATCAGGCAATGGATTACTCGCCGATCGGCACTCAGGTCGGCTTTAATCCTAACAAGCTGGGTAGACTTTGGAACGCATTGGCCAACTTGGCCCTGCATATCAGCCTCCCCATTAACAAGGCCGACAATCTTCGCCATTACGGGGACAAGGAGGCAGTTAGTAAGAAGGTCTCCGAAGCGCTTGCTGAAATTAAGCGTATAAGCGAAGGCACGCTAATGTTTACGGGGCTAGGGGAAGAAGTTTCATTTTCCTGTGAATGCGGTTCAACAAACAAACGTCGGCTTGAGCTACTCAGCGATGGCCAGATCGTGAGCTGCGTCAAAGCAGACTGCGGCGAAAGCTATAGGTTTGCGAAATCTGATCTCCTATTCGAGCGAAGAACATTCGAAATTGTCTGCCAAATTTGCGACACACGTCACCATATTGCTAAAAAAAGGGTGCAGAAGCTGCGCACCGACCAACCCGCCCTCTTCTTTTGTGAAGGTTGCGGGGATACCATCCAGCTGTCGTGGCGTCTCAATTCAGGACAGAAGATAAAAACAGTAGATCCAGAATGACCTGCAGCAGAGATATGTGTAGGCTTGGAAGTTAGCTAATTAGCTGTCGGACTTTTCACATTCTTCGACGAGCAAGTGAAACCTGACAATGGCGTTAGCATACTTAGCAGCGGGTCTAAGATATCGAATCTGAGATCGCTCAAGCTCTTCTATTTAACATATTACCCGGCCTAATCTGCCGCTGTAGCTCCATCACCACCGTCCCTCGCATCGTGCTTTCCAGCTCACGCGCTATCTTGCGCGCCAGATCGCTATTCTGCTCCGGGGTGCCAGCTGACCCATTTACCGTAACCGGGGCACTGATAGAAATTGCGGGCGCAGAGGCGCTGGCATGGCCCTTAGGACTCAAGGACGGCGTGCGGGCGGCACCTACAACGCCACCACCAGCATAGCCCCTCAGGGCGCTCCTGTGCAGCGCCTCAAGTGCGGGAACACCAATAGCCTTGGTTGCCGCTGCGTTCAGGACATACTCACCTTTATGAACGATGCCTGCAGGTTCAAACTTGCCACCCGCGCCGGTGTATCCACCCGCTGCAAACCCGCCGCCGATCACCTGCACGACTTTGCCCAACACTGATCCACCCGCCCCGCTGGCGGCTTCGAGCAGCCGCTTCTTGAGCGCCAGCTTGATCAGTTCAAGGATCAGCTGACCCACGGCCTGTTTCGCCGTCATCGCACCTGACGCCATACCCTCAAATAGGCTGGCGATCCGGTCTGCACCAGCGCGGCTGGCGTTCTGAACCTCTTCGATCTTGTCCGCCGCCAATTCGGCTGCACTGCCCGCGACGGTGTATTCCTTGGCTAGTGTGTCGATCTGGGCGGCAAGCTGCGGCGTCACTTCCACGCCAGCACGTTGCGCCGCCGCCAGCAGTTCAGCTTTAGTGCGGGCAAACTCCACTGCGTCACCATAGCGAAGCTTAGCACCGGATACTTCGGCCAAGGCTTGAGCCTCGATACGTAGGGCATTTGTCTCAAGCACGATATTCTCGATCTCGCGTTCAAGCTCGCTCTGCTGCGGCGCACCAGCGCCACCCTTGCCACCACCACTGCCGGAAACCGGCTCTGGTGCGCCAAAGCTGGCATCGACGCTCGGCAGCGCTGGGCGAAGAGATGTGCCAACCGCCAAGCCGGGTGTCGCGGCGCGGTAGCCATTGCGCGACTTCGGGCCGGGGTCCATGTATGACGGCGCAACTGTCTCACCACCCGGCAATGCACCGGGCAGGCTCGCGCGCAGGGCACGAGCGTTCGCCGCCGCTGTGGCAAGTGCCTTCACCAAGCGGCTAAGGCCCCCGATGACATAACCAAAATCAACACCGTCGATGGCATTCACTTCGGCAAGTGTCGCCTGCGCTGTTGCGGTTGTCTCCGCCAGCCGCTGTTCAAACTCATCCGCGCCGATGGCACCGCTTGCTAGATCGTTGACCAACTTGCGCATCTCGGTCGCTACCCGGTCCATTGCGTTCGCTGCATCGGTCTGACCCATGGTGCGCAGCTCAGTCGCGACCTTGGCAAGACGGGTCGCATTGCGTTCAGCGATATAGCCGGTTTCATCATAGGCACTCGCTAGCTCTTCAATCGCTGCCCGGTGCGTCTCAACAGCGCGTGCATCGCGGTTCAGCTCAACATAGGTGCCCGCGCCCAAAAGCGCGCTGCCCTGCCGCGGGTTATCGAAGAGGTTGTCGATATGACTGCGCACCTCTCCAAGTTTAGGCATAGCCTCAGCAATACCGAGCACGAGCGATTTCATGAACACATCGGCGCGTGTCTGCAGGGCTGCAAAGCGTTGGTCGAGTTCAGCAGCCTTTTCGATCAATTCGCTGTCCAGCACCGCGCCGGTGTCATTCGCTGCGCGGATGGTATCGCGCAACTTGGCCTCGCCACGGCTGACCAGCTCGGCAAAGCGCTCGCCAGCCGATCCACCGAACAATTCGTCGCTGATCCTGATCCGCGCAGCCTCATCCATGCTTTCCATGCGCCCGATGATCTCAAGCAACAGTTTGGAAGGGTCTGCCAGTTTGGACGTAAGTTCAGTAGCCCCATACCCCAAGCGCGAAAACGCCTCGGCTCCCGCGCCCTGCCCGGTCACGACAAATTCGTCAGCCCGCAGGTTCAGCTCTTTCAACCCGTCAACGATCTGATCAATGCCGATCCGGTTCTGCGCACCTACAAACTTCCATTCCTGCAATGCCTGAACGCTGACCCCTGCCCGTTTTGCCTCATCCCCGATCTGCGCTGTCTCATTTACGATCCGGCCAAGGTTCTGTGACAAACCAGACAAAGCACCTACGGTTATGCCACCCACCAGACCACCGGCCAAGCCGGGGCCAAGCCGCTTGAACGTCGCAAGGATGCTGTCACCGGCCTTGCCGTAGGTGTCGCGCAGTTTGTCTGCACTCTGGCGGGCACGGCGCTCCATTTGGTCGCTGGCGCGGTTCTGCGCCGCGTTGGCGCGCTTCAGCCCTTTTTCGAGTTTGTCGATGCGGGCTTCGATATCGACGACAAGGCCGGGAAGGTCAGACATGGTGCAGGCTCCTAAAAGATGAAAAGCCCTTCGGCTTCGGGTGCGTTGTATTTGCTCAGGTTGGTTTCAGCGGCGCAGGCTCGGGACACAGCCATCGCGGCGGCGATAGCGCCGTCGATCCGGTCAGTCTTCTTGCCTTTGTGCATACGGATCAGGCCGGACGTGGGATTGCGCGCCGCGACAACGCTGTCAAAGTGCTGGCGCAGCGCTGCATGATCAGCGTGCCGGATCAGATCGCCGTTCACCGTGCGTTCAAGATCACCGGCGGCCACGCCCATGTTCAGCGGGGTCTGCCGGTATTCGATCACGGGCAGACCGTCATCATGCAGGCATTGCATCAGACGGCGCGCAAGGTGCGGGTCTACGGCGATCTCTTGCACGTCATTGGTAGCGCATAGCTCCCTGATTTGGTCTTCGATCAGGCCAGCGTCGATGATCGGGCCGGGTGTCACAAAGATCAGGCCAGCGTCGCGCCATTCCTCATAGGGCAGCCCGTCGCGATCAGCCCTGCCCCTAAGGTCATCGCCAGGAACGAACAGCCACGGGTGTATTGTGATCTGATCGTCATCGTGCCGCCAAGCAGCCACAACCGCCGTAAGGTCGCCAGACAGTGACATATCAACGCCAAGGTAGCAGGGCAGCGCCTCAAGATCGGCAAGGTCCAGATCGAAGGCACGGGCGTCATAGGTCGCCATATCAAACAGCGGGTCGCGGCTATTGGCCTGCCAGACGTTCAAGTTAAACTGCAGGAAAGCTGCCCGATCCGCAGGCTTGTTCTCTGCCTCTTTCGCCAAGCCGCGCATGCCGTCAATGGATGGAAAGCCGTGCGCAAGGCCGGGGTTGGCGCGGTGCCAGACTGTTTCATCCTGCCAGTCATCATCAGGTTCAGCTTGGAACAGGATAGGCAGATAGGCCGGGTTGTCGATTTCGCCCAGCGCGACGCGGCGGGCATAATTATACTGTTCTGATGCCAAGGTCTCGGCACCGCGTCCGGCAGTCGTGGCGATCACGGTCAGGCTGTCGCGCACCTTAGCCGCACCACTGCGCAGCGCTTCCCAGAGGTCGCGGCCTTTCCAGATGTGGATTTCGTCGATCAGCGTGAAAGTGGGTGTCAGACCATGCGCTGCGCCGCCATCCGATGACAAGGCGCGCAGCGTGACGTTCTCAGCGTTGAATACGATCTGCTTGGCGCTGTTGAAGGCGTCATAGATGCGCGTTGCCGCGATCAGGCGCTTGTCCATGCGCACAATATTTGCGGCCTCACGAAAGCCGATCCCAGCTTGATCACGATCCGCAGCGGCAAACAGCACCTGACCGGCTGGCACCCGCTCGGGGCCGATGGTGTGCAGCAACGCAAGCGCTGCGGCAAGGCTGGTCTTGCGGTTGCCGCGTGGCACCAGAAAGAACACGTTTTGCACAATCCTACGCCCGTCCGGGTGCCTGGGGCCATAGATGCGCCGCACGATCCGCTCTTGCCACGGTGCAAGCTGGAAGGCACCGCCCGGTGCGTCGCTGTTTGGATGCCGCAATCGGCGCAGAAACTGAACGGCTCTTTCGCCGTATCCAAGCGGATCGGCTATCGGGCTGTTGTCGTAAATCCAGGCTGGATATGACACAGAAGCTACCAACAGGTTACCCCTATCAACTTCTGAAAATCTTCTCTATCTCCATCAAGATTCAAAGCCAAGGAAATGTCTAAATGCGAAAACCGATTTTTGCTGTATGTATGCTGTTTATCTCCAGCTCTATCGCGTTCGCTCAAGAAGATCGAAAGTCTATCTATGACGACATGAGCTTGTGTGCACTTCTTGCACAACAAGCATCCGATAATGTTGGAGCCTACATACCTTTCAATTACGAGCAGTTCGCTGGCAACTATTCGCATTTCGTGGGTGAGGAAATTCCCGACACTGATATAGCTTTTAAAACAATAGCATACACGTATACTACTATTATGGCAGTTTTTCGGAACGCAGATCTGCGAGATAAGTCGGCAGAGATCGATGCGTTCAAGATGTCTTACCGCTACTGCCAAGAGCTTTCGGGCTTCTGAAAGCATGCGCACCAAACTAAACTGCCAGCGGGTTGTCATCATCTGAACTTTCGTCGAAGTCGCATCCAATACGCGCACGGCTGATCGGTGACAGTCCATACTCAGCAGCAAGCTGCCGTGCGGTCTGCGCCGCACGGTTCTGCACTCCGAAGAGCTTCGCGTCGATGTCACCGGTGTTCATGGCGCGGTTGGTTTCGATCTCGCGCACGACACCGATCATCATGCAGTAGTGTTCGACGCCTGCCAGATCGGCTTTGGTCAGCACCCGGTCTTTGATCAGACGCGGCATGATGCGTTTCCACTCTGCCGTGGCATAGATGCTAAAATACTCTGGAATAGGCGGCGCTTTGGTCAGGGCGTCTTTGGTGACTTTGGCTTGCGGCTTCACACCGCGCAGATGCACGCTCATAACTCGTTCACTGCGTTGACGCAGTGCAGCTCAAGCGCCAAGCGGTCCAGCGGCACGATACGGGCAATACGGTAGCTGCGGTCGTTATGGATCACGCGCATATCCGCATTGATCCAGTCCACCGCCCAAATGCAAAACACCTTGCGCATCTCTGTCCGTTCGGTCCCGGTCAGGAACGTCTCTGCGCTTTCTTGCACCAGTTCGGCCCGCAAGGTCTGTTCTGGTATGCAGCTCAGTTGCACTGCACCCGATGGCAGAACCGTTTCCAGCCTGCTTTCCAGTGTAATGCGCTCACGCAAAGCCCCTGCCCTGATCATGCGCGCCACCGGATCACGGCTGCGATCTCAAGAATACCGTGTGTAAACGCCAGCTCGGGCTGCGGGTCGCGCAACCAGATCAGGCGCGGCTGGTCCAGTTGATCAATGCTGAACCCGTCCTGTTCGTCAGCCATGCCGATCAAAGCACGAGATACGGCAAACCCGATGGCCTTGGCCGTGTCTGGCCCGTCTTCAATCGCCCAGATATTCAGATCGACATTCACCCGTGCAAGGTGCTGGTCACCCGATGCGCGGCCTAAGTATTGCGTCGATGCGCCGGACAGAACCACGCAAGGAAACTTGTCAGGCCGCGTCGATCCGGCCCGGATGCGATCAGGCTGCACAAGGTCAGTCACTGCCGGGTGCGCAAGCAGCGTGCTCCGCACGGCTGTCTGTAAGGCGAGACTAGGTTCGATCATTTCGCACCGGCTTTCTTGATGGCTGCGCTGATTGCGCGGTTGATCCGATTGACGACACGGGCTTTGGCGATACGGAAACCGGGGCGCATGAATGGCTGCGCTTCATGGTGAACAGTGCCAAATTCTTGCATATGCCCCGTGCGCACATCGGGGTTGCCGGCTGTCACCAGCGCCTGATTAGGCGCGGCGGTCACTGATCCACCGCCCACGGCATAAGGCGGCGTTGTCTCACCGGGGCCGGTGACAGCGATGGACGCTTTAAGATCGCCCTCATCGACCGGCACGAGTGCCCGCATATTCGCTGCAACTTCCTCCGCGCCCTTAGCAAGTGCGGGGCGAACGCCTGCCAGCACCTCATGCGGTATCGCAAGCAGGCGCTTTTCCAGCTCAGCTGACCCTTTAAGACGCGACATGACCGGTCACACTTTCACGGTAGGGGCTGATCAACTCAAGGACGCCGAACGGCACTGCGCTCAGGCGCACCTCGCTGGCACTCTCGCGCTGGCCATACCAATAGGCCGCAAGCTGCAATGCGGCTTCGGTCAGCGACGCGGGGATAGGACCGTGATCGGCAAAGGGGGTGCCGGTGAAGTTGCCGATCCATTCTTCGGCCACCGCAAGCTTGTGCGCCAGCAGCGCATCGTCATAGTCGTGGTCGAAATTCAGCTGTGCCTTGAGCAGCGCTAGCGATGTGGTGGTCATACGATCTTATCCTGAAAAGTTATATTCGGTGTCTCTTGTGCGACTGTCCCCCCGCCGGTCCCCTTAGAG